TATTAAGTAATGCAGATGAGTATGATGTCAATATGATATGGATGCCAGGTTTAACTACAGAAGACCATTCAACCCTAACTAACAAGCTTATTACTGCTTGTGAGACAAGAGGTGATTGCTTTGCAGTTGTAGATCCTGTATTGGCTGAACAAAATATTGCAGATGCTACTGGTGAAGGCGACTTACTAGATACAAGCTATGCAGCTATGTATTGGCCTTGGGTACAAACCACAGCAAATGGTAAATATGTATGGGTTCCACCTTCAACTCTCATTCCTGGTATTTATGCCTTTAATGATAAAGTTGCTGCTGAATGGTATGCTCCTGCAGGTCTTAACCGTGGTGGTTTAGAAACAGTAGTTCAAGCAGAACGTAAATTAACACATGGAAACCGTGATACTCTATATGAGTACAACGTAAACCCATTAGCAACATTCCCAGGAGAAGGCGTAGTAGTTTGGGGTCAGAAGACTCTTCAAAAGAAAGCTTCTGCTCTTGATCGTGTGAATGTACGTCGACTATTAATCAATCTTAAGAAATTCATAGCTAGTACTTCTAAATACTTGGTATTTGAGAACAACACAGCAGCTACTCGTAATAGATTCCTAGGTTCAGTTAATCCATATATGGAATCTGTACAACAAAGACAAGGTCTATATGCATTCAAAGTAGTTATGGACGAGTCTAACAACACTCCAGATCTTATTGATAGAAATATCATGAAGGGAGAGATTTACTTACAGCCTGCAAAAGCTGCAGAGTTTATCGTAGTTGACTTTAACATCATGCCAACTGGTGCAACTTTCGAAGACTAAGATATTTATATACAAGGAGAACACTTAAATGGCAAATTTAATAGACCCAACAGAACTAATGCACACCAACTTTGAACCAAAAATTCAAAATAGGTTTATTATGTATGTTGACGGAATACCTTCATATCTTATAAGAAAGGCCGCAAGACCTTCTATTAAGTCCCCTGAAGTAGCAATAAAGCATATGAACACAACCAGATACATCAAAGGAAGATCAGAATGGGAAGCAATTTCTATGGAACTTTATGATCCAATTGTACCATCTGGAGCTCAAGCTGTTATGGAGTGGGTGAGACTACATCACGAATCTGTAACCGGAAGAGATGGATATGCAGATATGTATAAAAAAGATATCACAATCAATATGTTAGGTCCAGTTGGTGACAAAGTTGAAGAGTGGACATTAAAAGGTGCATTTATAACTGGTGCTACCTTCGGTGATATCAATTGGGAGGATGATGCAACTCCTACAACTATAGCTTTGGATATCAGATTCGATCACGCTATCTTACAATACTAAAGATTAAATACTATATAAAGAAAAGGCTCCTTATGGAGCTTTTTTTATTGCTATATATTTATATATACGAACCACACAAGGAACTCAAATTATGAATAAAGTTACAGACGATTACCCGGGCAAAGCCCTTTCAACAGATCAATTAAAAGAAAAAGTTGCTACCGAAGCAAATATGGCTCTTGCTAAAGAGTCTAAATTCCCAACCGAAATTATAGAACTGCCTAGTAAAGGCCTATTATACCCCGAAGGAAACTCGCTGTCTTCAGGAAAAGTTGAAATGAAGTATATGACTGCTAAAGAGGAAGACATATTAACATCTTCTAATTTAATCCAAAAGGGGGTTGTTATAGACATGCTACTTAGAGCACTGATTGTAGGTAATGGTGAAGGCCAATCTGTAAACTATAATGATTTAGTAGTTGGAGATAAAAATGCAATAATGGTAGCAGCAAGAGTACTAGGATATGGAGCAGACTACCCAGTAGAAATGTCATGTCCTTCCTGTGGTGCTAAACAAAAACAATCTATCGATTTAACAACTCTAGAAGATAAAGTAGTAACCGGGGAGTCTGCAGACAAGGAAGGCAGGTTTACATTCAAACTTCCAGTATCTAAAAAAACCCTAACATTTAAAATTCTAACTCATGCTGATGAAAAGCTAGTAGAAGCTGAATCGAAGCGCATGAAAAAGAAAAAAGTTGGTGGCAATGGGATGACATATGAACTAACTAGCAGGTTCAAATATATGATCGTAGCAATAGATGGTGAAGAGGATAAAACAAAAATTAGATCTTTTGTTGATAATGAATTCCTTTCGAGGGACTCTCTAGCATTTCGCCAGTATGTAGATACTGTATCTCCAGACGTAGACATGACAGTCTACTTTGAATGTGATAGCTGTGGTCATGAAGATACATCTGTACAAATGCCAATGAACGTCCAGTTTTTTTGGCCTAGGGCTTGATTACAAGCCCGTTCTGCACAAGCAAGTCTTTGAAATGGTATACCATTCTCAAGGTTCATTCACACATACTGAGGTATACACTTTGCCGATATACCTTAGAGTCTTTTATTATAAGGCTTTAGCGGACCAGTTAAAAAAAGAAAACGAAGCTCAGAAAAAAGCAAGTAGAGGTAAATCACCTAATCCATCCCCGCCAAGATTCCCTAATTCTACCAAAACTCCAAAGTAGTGATATTTATACTCGAATAGATACCCATAGGAGTAGTCATGGATAATGAAAAAAAACTTAGAGAAGCCTTAAAGCCTGTAATTATATCCCAAATGAAAGATCAACCTGGGATTGTAAATGAGGACTTTGTAGAGAAAACCATCAGACATATATTCGGGGTCCTAAAAAAGGCTAGATCAAAAAGCCGTCCATCGGGAGATGCCGTACTAAAAAAGGAATTAGAAAACCTTCCTCAGGAAATGAAGGATTTGATAAAAAGAATGAATGCTGACGCCCTTAAAAAATAGAGGATAGATAGATGGCAAAGGAAATCTTTTCAGAAGACAATATAAAAAATCTTAAAAGAGCGGCTACCGAGTACGAAAAGAATCAGGATTCAATGATATCTAAGGCTTCAAGGCTAAATGACATCATTTCTACTTCTCCAGACCGCATCCGGGATATAACTACAGGTATGGGGTTATCAAATAAAGCAGTTGAGAAAATGATAAAAATGACCGAAAAATCCAACAAGGGGTTTAAATTGAGTGGAGATCGGGTCAAGGATATGGAGGTGGTCTACAAGCAGATTTTAGATCTCAACGATAAGATGGTGGAGGCAGATACAGCTAAACTAGCAGGTCAAAAAAAGCTAGATGAGGCAATGGACGGATACCTCGAAAAATGGAATGAATTTAAAGCCTTAACTAAAGATCCAAAAATAGCTACAGGACTGTTCCTGGTCGCTGCTGCTGCAAAAGCAACAGAATTAGGTAGTGAACTAAAGGCTGCTCAACAAGATATGGGTCTATCATATACTCAAGGGGTAAAAATGGCTGGAACCTTGGGCTCTGCATCGATAAAGGGAGCGCTTCTTGGTATTGGGCTAAAAGAATCTGCAGCAGCTTCAGGGGCTTTAGCTACAGAAATGGGAGACCTAAATGAGGTAAGTTCTACAGCCATTGTAAATGTTGCAAAGTTAAGTAAAAAGTATGGTGTAGCAGAAGCCCAAGGAGCCAAACTATTTAAACAGATTAAATTGATGTCGGGTGGAACTGACGCTATGGTGCAAAGCCAGTTGAAAAGTGTAGAACTTCTAGCCAAAGCTAATAATGTAGCTCCAGGAGCGGTCTACGAGGACATGGCTCAAAGTTCAGAATTTATGGCGAAGTTTGGTGCTAAGAGTGCTTTATCAATGGCAGAAACTGCAGTCCAAGCAGCCAAGCTCGGAGCGTCTATGTCTGCTATAGACAGCATGATGACCAGCATTTTAGACGTAGAAACCTCTATAGAAAAGGAAATGCAAGTCTCAGTACTATTAGGTCGCCAGATATCATTCGATAAAGCCCGTCAATTAGCTATGGCAGGAAAAACTGTCGAAGCAACCAAAGCTATTCTCCAACAAGTAGGTGGCATTGCAGAATTCGAAAAGATGTCGGTGATCCAGAGAAAAGCCTTGGCAGATGCAACAGGACTAGATCTAGCAACTATGCAATCGATGATTGGAAATAGGGAAAAGCAGCTTGAAATGGGTCTTGCCCAGGAAACTTCTGAAGAAAAAATCCTAGGCTTTATAAAAGGCGGATACGAATTCGGAAAAAGTAATATAGGAGTATTAACTACAGGTCTTAATATGATAAGGTCTATCGGATCCATTAAAAAAGAGGGATACATCAAAGATGCGGCTCATTGGATTAAAGAAAAAGCTCACTTGATTTGGAAGGCAACATTCGGTGGAGGAGAGGCAGACACTCCAGCAGAAGAGCTAACAGATAAAGCAAAAGACATGGTCAAAGAAAAAGGCTCAGATCTACTTGACAAAGGTAAAGATAAGATAATGGATAAGCTAGGTGATAGTGGAGAAGAGGCACCAGGTGGAGGTATGATGAAAGGCATGGCTAAGATAGACATGAAAAAGGTAGTTCAGGGTGCTGCAGCAATGGTAATTGTAGCAGCTGCTGTATTTGTATTTGCTAAAGCAGTGCAGGAATTCATGAGCGTAAGTTGGGAAGCAGTTGGTATGGCTGTTGTATCAATGTTAGCTCTAGTTGGTGCGGTAGCATTGCTAGGAGCAATAATGATGTCGGGAGTTGGAGCAATTGCAATTATAGCGGGAGCAGCCGCAATGTTGATAGTTGCATCAGCGATGTTAGTATTAGCATATGCACTTAAAATCGTAAGTGAAGCAATTCCAAACTTTTTATTACTTATCCCAATGTTACCCGAATTGGCCATGGGTATGATGATGATGTATCCTGCTATTCCTGCAATGTTGCTTACTGGATATGGCTTAGGGGTCCTAGGAGCCGGCTTTGGCGTAGCAGCTATCGGAGTAGGATTATTTGGAGCAATCGGCGGTGTTGGAATCATAACCGGTCTTGCAACAGGCATGGCTATATTAACACCTCTTGCAGGAGGTATCGCTGCATTGGGTATAGCCTTCGGGGCATTAGGTTTGGGAATTATGGCTCTTGGGGCAAGCTTAGTATTACTTACTCCTATGTTACCAACTCTATTATTACTAGGAGGATTGGCAATGGGAGTAGGAGCTATAGTGGGAGGTATGGGCGGTGGCAAGGAGGACTCTTCAGACGGTCTAACTGTTGTTGCCGAAAA